TCACGCTTCTTGGGCTCTTGTGTGAGCGTCAAAGTCGAGTGCGAGTTGGTATTCGTCGTGTAGCTCGTGGACATCTCGCTGCTCCGCGATGCTCTTCCACTTACGGAAGTTGTCACCGCTGCAATGGGTGAGAAACTCTACGAGGAACTTATTGACGTTACGGGTACTCATGCTCGGATACTCCTTTGGGGCAGCCAAGCCGAAGCCTGACTGCCCCCGGTAGAGGTGAGTGTTACGTGTTGTCCTTGCGCGGACGAGCTTCGCGGATCTCGAATTCCGGCTCCCTCGCTGCATCCATGTGTATCCGGAGTCCGGATTTTGCAGCGGCGAGATGCTTCGTATGGTCGTGGACCTGCGCTACCAGTTCCGCGCACAACTCGCCACCGGGCTCCTTCGTGATGATGACCTCAACGTCCTCGGTGTTGCCCCGGTTGCCGAAGGTCGTCAGCGTGTACTCCTCGACGCTGCCGTCTTTCAGCTTCCGGGTTTCGACGTTGTGGGTCTTCTCGTAGTCCGGAGTCATCATCCGCATCCGACCGTCCTCGGCCCTGCCGACGACCATCCTCATCTCACTCCCGATAGCCCGCGCAAGCTGCGGCTCGGAGAGGATTTCTTGGACCGCCTTCCACGAGAGGCCGTCTTTGCCCTTGATGGCCGCTCGGACGTAGACATCCCGTGCCAAGGCCGGATCCATTTTGATGCATTCGATGGTGTTCTCAAGGACAGTCTTTCTCTGGCGAATGCCCTTCGTACAATTCTTTTTCGCACTCAACTCATCCATGGGAGGCTTCGGACCATCTCCGGAAGCGTGGGCTTTTGTCATCGCCCTGTGCAGCGCCAGAGTGGCCTTTTCTGCGCCGTCCTTAGCTGCCTCAAAGTCCGACTGAATGTCCAGCCGCATCAGAGATGAATCCGCGAGTCGGTCTTCCGGCGCGTTTGTCCACGCCTGAGCCAAGCTGATGAAGTGTTCGGCGGTCTTGTTGTCCACCGCGTTCTTCTCCGCCGTGACCATAGTTGCCGCCGCCACATTCGTTACAAGGTCCGAAAGCCTAGACTTCCGCCTTTTGTTGTAGACGGCAAGACTCAGGATCGGACTTTTACTGCGTGTAGCTCCAGCCATGTTCGTACTCCAGGTAAGGCCCGTCAAAGCGAGCCGTGTCTCTTCTCGCGTCTCAAGAAGATGTGTCCGCTTCTTCCCGCCGAAGAGCCGCAAACCTATGTGGCCAAAGATAAGAATCGTCACCAAGAATTCGACTTAATGTAGGCCGACGCTTCATCAGGCCTACGTTCATTCGGATTTGACTGACTATTCGTTCGACGTCACATAGTTTCCAGATCACGCCGTTCGATCTGGTTTTAGCGGCGACATCGGCGGGGACATCTTAGGGACATCTGATTGAGAGAGAGAGAGGACATTTCTAGAAGCACTGGAAGTAAACATGAGGTTAACTAGACAGCTCCATCGTCTAGGTGACCGGCCCACCGTTTACGTCCAGGGACCTAGAAATGGAGCGGATTCGTGGGCCGCCTGCGGCACACTCATCCGCAGAAGGAGCCCCTTACGCGTACACCGGATCTCAGTTTGGAGATTCGGATGTACCGTTGGTAGCGACGCAAAGCGGAAGAACCGGGGTTCCTACGACGGGTACGGTAAGCGGAAGGCCAGTGGGGGGGGAGGGGGTCAGCGTGGCTTCGCGGCTGTTTTATCTATAAACAGTGTTTTGCTCGAAATGTCGCCCATTTCTGAACTCTACCACTTCTTCCCACGCTTTGTTCGCATCCACCCGGCTGGCAGTCTAGCATCTAGCTTGAATATCTAGCTTGAGTATCTAGCTAGGTTATTGTTTTAGGTTAATAGGCTAGATTACCTAGTCTATATTACCTAGTCTATATTATCTATATAGATAATAAGGGGTGAGGAATGGCCGTAGACGTAGCCACGATCACGCAACAATTGAATTCTCTTCCGCCGGATAAGCAGAAAGAGATTCTGGTCCTCCTAAACGAACTGTCCGATTCTAGGGGCAGAATCGAAGCCCAGAGCAAGTTCCTACCGTTTATTAGGAAGATGTGGCCTGCTTTCATTGAGGGCAGTCACCACAAAATCATGGCTGACGCTTTCAATCGTATCGCGGATGGCAGTCTGAAGAGGTTGATTATTAACATGCCTCCTCGCCATACGAAGTCAGAGTTTGCGTCCAACTTCTTTCCTGCCTGGTATCTCGGAAAGTATCCCGACAGAAAAATTATCCAGACGGCCCATACCGCAGAGTTGGCAGTTGGGTTCGGGCGTAAGGTTCGTAACCTTGTGGGATCAAGCGGTTACCAGAAAATCTTCCCTGACGTATCGCTGAGTGCGGATTCCAAGGCTGCGGGTCGTTGGTCAACAAACAAGAACGGAGACTATTTTGCTATTGGTGTAGGCGGTGCTGTTACGGGTAAGGGTGCCGATATTCTCATCGTGGATGATCCGCATTCTGAGCAGGAAGCTGCCCTGAACGATCCATCTGTCTACGACAGAACGTATGAATGGTATACTTCCGGTCCTCGGCAGCGGCTACAGCCTGGAGGTGCGATCTGCCTAGTGATGACTCGTTGGTCGAAAAAGGATTTGACTGGCAGTATTGTTAAAGCGTCGATAGAACGAGGTGGCGCAGATGAGTGGGAGGTCATAGAATTTCCTGCAATTCTTCCCAGCGGCAAATCGCTTTGGCCTGGCTTCTGGCCGATAGAACAACTTGAATCGCTGAAGGCGGAACTACCCCTATCCAAATGGACTGCCCAGTATCAGCAGGATCCGACCTCCGAAGAGGGCGCGATCATCAAGCGCGAATGGTGGAATGATTGGACAGAGAAGGAACCACCGAATTGCGAGTTTGTGATTCAATCATGGGATACCGCGTTTCTTGCAAAGGAAACCGCCGACTACAGTGCGTGTACGACCTGGGGCGTTTTCAAGAACAAGAAAGATGAATCGAATATAATTTTGTTGGACGCAGTACAAGAGCGTCTAGAATTTCCTGATCTGAAAGCCCGCGCTTATGAAATCTGGAAGGAATACAAGCCAGATGCATTTATTGTGGAAGCAAAGGCTGCGGGCAGCCCGCTAATATTTGAACTCAGAAGAATGGGGATTCCCGTAAGTGAATACACCCCGAGTCGTGGCAAAGATAAAATTGCTAGGGTAAATGCAGTTTCTGATATATTTTCTTCAGGGCTGGTGTGGGCACCTAAGAAAAGATGGGCCGAAGCGGTCATCGAAGAATTCGCAGCGTTTCCCAATGGGGATTACGACGATCTCGTAGACTCATCCACACAGGCACTGTTGCGATTTCGACAGGGTGGTTTTATTTCGATTGAGAGCGATGAGCCCATGGATGAGTTCTTTCCAGGCCGCAAGGCAGATTATTATTAACCCATGGTTAGTGAGCTAGTATGGCTAAAGACTCTATATTGAAACGAATTGGCGTATCCGGTTACAATAAACCAAAGCGAACGCCGAATCATCCCAAGAAATCCCATGTAGTTGTTGCCAAAGAGGGATCTACGGTAAAGACGATACGTTTCGGAGAGCAAGGTGCGAGTACTGCTGGCAAGCCAAAAGCCGGTGAGTCTGATCGCATGAAAAATAAACGTAAAAGCTTTAAGGCCCGTCACGGCAAGAACATAAAGAAAGGCAAAATGTCCGCAGCATATTGGGCGGACAAGGAGAAGTGGTGATAATATGAAGGGCGTTAAGCATTATAAAAAAGATGGATCAACGCATACTGGTAAGAATCACAAGATGAAAGACGGCACATTGCATAGTGGCGTTAAGCATACTGCATCCAGTGTGAAACTATTCCATTTTAGTGAATTGAATAAAAAGGCTAAAGCAAAAGCCAAAACATCTCGGGGCAAATAAATGCCAATAGATAAACCAATGGATCCTCTTTTTACTCAAGATGATTTTGAGATGGGACCAGGAGGATTCACGGTAGCTGAAGAGGATATGCCTTCGGGTGATCCAATCAATCATCCCTCCGTCACTGAGACGGAAGACGGGGGCATGACGATTGATTTCGATCCGGAAGGATTTTCCCCAAGTGAAGAGGATGTGCCGTTCGAGTCAAACCTTGCGGAACACATTGAAGATGGGGAATTAGATTCTGTCGCATTGGATCTCATTTCTAAATTTAATTCCGACAAGGGCAGTAGGAGTAACTGGGAACAAACGTATGAAGAGGGGTTGGATTATCTGGGATTAGAAATCGAAGATCGCACGACACCGTGGGCTGGAGCGTGTGGAGTTTTCCACCCCATGCTGTCGGAAGCCGTAGTTCGATTCCAGAGCCAGACCATCCAGGAGATCATGCCTGCACAGGGTCCGGTTAAAACTAAGATTTGGGGCAAGTTTAGTCCCGAAAGGGACAAGCAGGCGAAGAGGGTTCAGCAGTATCTGAACTATCAGCTTCTGGAAGTGATGACAGAATATCGCTCCGAGACTGAGAAGCTACTGTTCAGCCTTCCGCTCGCGGGTTCAGCGTTCCGTAAGATTTACTTTGATCCGTCGCTTGGCAGGCCCACTTCAATGTTTGTGCCTGCTCAAGATTTTGTGGTTGCTTTTAATGAGGCGGATCTAGCACAGGCGGAACGTTATACCCATGTGATGAATCGCAGTACGAATCAGATAAAAAAGCTTCAAGTCAGTAAATTTTATCGTGATGTCGAACTCACTTCGTCTAACATCGAAAGCAATCCTATTACAGATAAGTACATAGAGATTGGGGGCGTGAAGCCGTCGTGGGAAAAGGATGAGCGGCATCAGCTTTTGGAGATGCACGTTGATCTAGACTTACCTGGATTTGAAGACCCCGATGGAATTGCGCTTCCTTATGTAGTTACAATCGACAAAGGAAGCGATAAGATTCTGTCGATCTATAGGAATTGGTCCGAAGACGACTCCCACAGAATAAAGAAGCAGCACTTCGTGCATTATGGGTATGTGCCTGGGATTGGATTCTACAATCTCGGTTTGATCCATATGATCGGAGGACTTGCAAAGTCAGCAACTAGTTTGCTGCGCCAGCTTGTTGATGCGGGAACTCTGTCCAATCTGCCCGGAGGACTGAAGACTCGTGGCCTTAGGATCAAAGGCGATGACACACCTATCATGCCCGGAGAGTTTAGGGATGTCGATGTGCCCGGTGGTGTGATCAGGGACAACATCACCTTCCTTCCCTACAAAGAACCTTCTGGAGTTCTTTTTCAGTTGTTGGGAAACATCGTGGAGGAAGGACGACGATTCGCTTCGATGGCTGATATTAAAGTATCAGACATGAATTCAGAGGCTCCAGTAGGAACTACCCTGGCAATCATGGAGCGGGCAATGAAGGTGCAGTCCGCGATCCAGGCGCGTATCCATGCGAGTCTCAAGCAGGAATATAAAATTCTGGCCGCGATTGTTCGCGACTATACAGATCCCGCATATCCATATGAGACGGATGAGGGAGAGGATATCAAGGCAGAAGATTTTGATGATCGTATTGATGTCGTCCCTGTATCAGATCCCAATGCGTCCAGCATGGCACAACGAATCATGCAGTATCAAGCTGCGTTACAATTGGCAGCTCAATCTCCTGATCTATACGATATGCCACTTCTGCACAGGCAGATGATGGAGCTTATCGGTATTCCCAATGCTGATAAGGTCGTACCGGAGAAGGAAGATATTCTTCCGACAGATCCTGTTAGCGAAAATCAGGATATGCTCATCCTTCGTCCCGTTAAGGCGTTTGAGTATCAGGACCATGACGCGCATATGCGTGTTCATATGGCAATCAAGAATGATCCGGATATCTCCCAGCAGATACAAAATAGCCCCAACGGTCAGGCCCTTTCGGGTGCCATGGACGCTCACATCCGTGAACACCTGGCATTCATCTTCCGCAGACAAATTGAAGAGGAACTTGGTGTTCCGCTGCCGCCGACCAATGAGAGGCTGCCGATAAATGTGGAGAAAAGATTAAGCGTTCTAGTCGCTGACGCTGCTGATCAGATGCTGGGCAAGAAACAGCAGAAGGCCGAAGCAGAGAAGCAGGCTCAACAGCAGCAGGATCCAATCATCCAACAGCGCGAACGCGAACTCGCCATCCAGGAACAGCTTGCTCAAGGAAAACAACAGACCGACGCCGCAAAGCAGCAGCTTGAGGAACAGAAGTTTGCGGCCAGCCAAGAGCAGGGTGCGGCGAAACTTGAGCTTGAGCGCGACAAATTGGAAAGCAAGGAGCGTGTACAGTCTGCTGAGTTGACGTTAGATGAACAGGCGTTGATTGCTAAGACTACAACTGCCCAACAGAAGGTAGATATGGAAACGGAGCTAGAGGGATTCAAGCTTGGTCGTGAGTTGGGTAAGGATTCAGACGAAGGCTCAAGAAGGGATGATAAAAAGGATGTCTGAGAACGTTCTAACTTTACTTAAAAAGAAAATTAGAACGCAAATGAATGAGCTTGCAGATCATTTGGCAGTAGGTTCTGTTAAAAACATAGAAGAGTATCGTAAGATATGTGGTACGATTGAGGGATTGGCATGGGCGGAACGTGAGGTTATTGATATACAAACAAAACTTAGGGAGTCCTAGTACATGGCAAGCGTTGCTCTTACGGAAGATGTTGCAGAGAAGGACATCAAACTCGAAATTGGGGAAAACAAGGAAGATCCCAAGATCGCATCGCAGTTACCGGAGGCTAAGGGTTATAAGTTATTGATTGCACTGCCCGAAATTGAAGAAATGACCGATGGGGGCATTATAAGGTCAGAAGGTTCTAGGCATGAAGAGTCCATTGCGACCGTTGTGGGCTGGGTAATGAGTATGGGGCCGGATGCTTACGCAAATTATGACCGATTTCCGAGTGGGCCGTACTGCCATGTAGGAGATTGGGTCATTTTCCGTGCATTTAGCGGCACCAGAATCAAAATTCATGGCAAAGAATTCCGTTTAATTAATGATGATACTGTCGAAGCGGTTGTAGAAGATCCCAGGGGGGTAGAAAGAGCATAATGGCTGATGAAATTGGTAGAATGAGCGAAGAGGACAAGTTTCTAGGTGTCAGAACTACTATTGATACCACCAAGCCGGATGAAGTGGACGTTGAGGTCGTAGATGATCGCCCAGAAGGGGACCAAAGGGCTCCCGCAGCCGAAACATCGGAAGACGGGGGCACCGCGTCCGACGAAGAGCTTTCACAATTGGGGAATCGTGCCCAAAAGCGCATTAAAAAGCTAAAATGGGAGTATCACGAAGAGCGTAGGGCCAAGGAAGCTTCTAATAAGCTTGCAAATGAGGCCGTTAACTACACACAGGGGCTACAAACCGAAAATCAACGCCTTGTGCAGCTTGTTCAGGATTCTCAGACGGCATTGACGGATCAGGCAAAGCATCGTGCTAGTGCCACGCTTGTTGTTGCCGAAGAAGCCTTCAAGCAGGCGCATGAGTCCGGCGATTCGGATCAAATTACAAAAGCGCAAAAAGATTTGACCAACGCGCAGCTTGCCCAGGCTTATGCACCGTCTGTTTCGCAGAAAATTATTGATAACTGGAAGAGTAACGTGCTTGCCCAGGACCAGGAGCTGCAAAACCAGGCTTCTCAGCAATATGTACCCGAAGCGCCCCCGGAGCCTGATTCTAAGGCTGTGTCTTGGCAAGAATCGAATGAATGGTTTGGTCAAGACAGGGAGATGACAAGCCTTGCATACGGCATACATGAAAGACTAGTAGGAGAAGAGGGTATTGACCCGAATTCTGATGAGTATTATAAGTTGATAGATAATCGTATGAAAGAAGTTTTTCCTACGCACTTCGGCACCGACTCGACATCTTCAAATGTTGTCGTAGTTGATGCTGCATCTCGTCGCAAGGCGAATCCGGTGGTTGCGCCAGCATCTAGAAATAGTGGTGCGCCATCGCATAAGGTCACTCTGACACAGACTCAAGTTAAACTCGCGGAACGCTTGGGTATAACGCCACAGCAATATGCGGCACAGATAATCAAGGAGATGGCCTAATGGCTAACGAACGCGCCCCCAGGGAATCCAGGAAAGCAGATACTCGTGAAAGCGAGGCTCGTGATGTTTCTTGGGAACCTGCATCGGTTCTTCCAGATCCCGATCCTCAGGATGGCTGGGTGTTCAGGTGGATACGAACATCTATGGTAGGCAGCCCAGACAACACGAATGTTTCCAAGAAATTCCGTGAAGGATGGGAACCCGTTAAAGCTGAAGATCATCCAGAACTCCGCATTATGAGCGATCATAAATCGGAGTGGAAGGAGAGAGGAGGAATCGAACTTGGTGGGCTATTGCTCTGCAAACAATCTGAGGAAAGCGTAGACAAGAGGCGTGAGTATTACGAAAGACACGCTGCCTCACAGATGCAGGCCGTCGATAACAGTTATATGCGGGAAAGTGATCCTCGGATGCCCGTTCTCCCGCCTGATCGTCAAACTCGTGTAACCTTCGGCGGTGGTAAACGCTGAGGTTATCTAATTAGCAATATTTGAAGAAATTGATAGGAAGAATATTATGGCTATTACAGCAACCCCATACGGGGCTCGGCCTGTTGGCACCTTGAGTGCTTCTGGGTCATTTACTAGCAAGACAAGACATTTGCCGATCATTACTACATACGATACACAGATTTCTAATGGTGATTTCGTTAAGGTTGCGGCAAATGGTACCATTGAAAAAGATGCTGGCACTGCGGCTTTGACCACAGTTGGAATTTTCTTGGGTTGCTCCTATACGGACCCGACATCCGGACAGAAAACGTTTTCAAATTTTTGGCCTGCGGACAACGCAGCCACTGACGCGATGGCGTATGTGCTGGATGATCCTATGGTCGTTTTCCAGATGCAGGCCGACGAGGCGTTGAACACCACGGATCGCGGACTTAATGCATCTGTTGTTGTGACAGCAGGCAGTACTACTTTTGGCAAGTCCAAGAGCGCACTTGATGGCAGCACCCCAGCAACAACGAACACGCTGCCTCTTCGTATCATCAGCTTTGTTGATGGGCCTACCAGCCTTCCCCCGAAAGGGACAACGGCAAGTGATGCGTTCCCAGATGTAATCGTGAAGTTCAACGCTGCGTCTAGCGGGTCAGCTTCTAATCATTCCTATTTGAACGCCACAGGCGTATAGGAGACTGACAAATGGCTATTTCACGCGCACAGCTCCTCAAGGAACTACTTCCAGGCTTGAACGCTCTCTTCGGAATGGAGTATGCACGTTATGATGACGAGCATACCGAAATCTATGAGACGGAAGGCTCGGATCGTTCTTTTGAGGAAGAAGTAAAGCTTTCGGGCTTTGATGCAGCACCTGTGAAGGATGAGGGTGATGCAATTTCGTATGACGCTGCTCAGGAATCGTTCGTGGCGCGGTACAACCATGAAACGATTGCAATGGGCTTTGCGATTACGGAAGAGGCGATGGAGGATAATCTTTATGATTCTCTGTCGGCTCGTTACACCAAGGCTTTGGCTCGTGCCATGGCCCACACCAAGCAGGTGAAGTCTGTATTCCCGCTTAACAACGGGTTCACTGCCGCCTACCAGGGTGGAGATGGTGTAAATCTGTTTACGGCTGTCGGTGATGGCGTTACTGGCGGAGGGGGCCATCCTCTCGTTGGAGGTGGTTTCAACTCCAATCGTCCAGCTACTGCTGCCGACCTCAATGAAACTTCTCTTGAGGCTGCTGTAATTCAGATTGGTAAGTGGACGGATGAGCGTGGTCTGTTGATCGCTGCTCGCCCGAAGACGCTTGTCATTCCGCCCGATTTGCAGTTTGTGGCGACACGAGTGATGAAGTCTGACCTTCGTCCTGGGACTGCCGATAATGACATCAACGCCTTGCGTTCGATGAATATTATTTCGGGAGGTACAGTTGTGAATCACTATCTAACGGACACGGATGCGTGGTTCCTTCTGACAGATATTCCAGACGGAATGAAGCACTTTAAGCGTGTAGCACTGGAAACGAGCATGGACGGTGACTTTGATACCGGAAATGTTCGCTACAAGGCTCGCGAGCGGTATAGCTTTGGCGTCTCTGATCCCCTTGGGATCTGGGGTTCGCCCGGAGCGTAGTAAGTGGGGGGTGGGGACGGTCCCGTATCGGGGCCGTTCCTGCTCCTTCTTTTCCCTGACTATCAATTCATTGATAGACACTAGCCACGACAGGAGAAACTAATGGCTAACACAACTTTTTCAGGACCAGTCCGCTCAGAGGGCGGATTCGAGCAAGTTACCAAAAGCGCAGTTGGTGAGTTCACTACCAACTTCGATGTTGATTCAAGTGGCGCTATTTCTACGAGCAGCACACTGACAGCAAGACGCCCGATCATTACGACTTGGGAAGCTTCTGGGGCGATTACCTCTGCTTTGACCATCGCGCAGTCAGGTTCCGTTGTTCTGATTCATGGAACGCTAGACAATGTGATTAACATCCCAGCGTCTTCAGGCGCTAACACGGGTGCGTATTTTGATTTTCTGGTCACTACTGCTGTAGGCTCAGGCAAAACGACAACGATTGCTATCCCAGCAGCTACGGGTAGTGCGTTTAGCGCCCAGCTAAGTCTGACGGGCGGAACGGCAGCTAATGCTGTAATTGATGTAGCTGGCGACACCTTCACCTTTGTCGCGTCAACCGTAGTTGGCTCCACTGCTCGCATTGTTTGCGTATCTGACAATGGCACTGGGCAGGTTTGGATGACGGTTGGTTCTGGGTCACCTATTTCGACTGTTGCATAGTGATCCAAGTGGTATATTAGAATGAGATAGGCCACCCATCTAAATGGGTGGGTGGCCGTATCTCCTATTGCAAGCGGGGCGAAAGCCCTGTCCTCGCGGGGAGAATTAGATGGCTGACGCAGTAACGTCCCAGACGATCCAAGACGGCGACCGAATTGCCGTGTTGAAGTTCACCAACATCTCTGATGGTAGTGGTGAAGCCGCAGTTACGAAGGTCGATGTATCTGGCCTCCAAGCCGAATCCGGCACGGCAAAAGCCTGCACTGGCGTAACAATCCAGCAGATGTGGTACGACTGCTCCGGTATGACTGTGGACATCCTTTGGGATGCCAGCACCGATGTTATCGCTTGGACGCTTAGTGGCTACGGCTTCTACGATTTCCGACAGGCTGGCCCACTCACGAACAATGCATCTAGTCCGACCGGGGATGTAAACTTTACCACTACAGGCCACGACTCCGGTGATCGCTATACCGTAATGGTGGCCCTAAGGAAGAGTTACTAATGTCAGATAGGGAGCGGGCCAAGGCCGATGCTCTGAACTATGCTGCAAACGGACTAATTAGCAGCGGTATGCTCAAGAAAGCAGTGGCTAAAAACACAAATCTTGCTGACCTATCTCACATGAGATCCAAGGGAATGGTTGGTAATGGATCCAGAATGCCCAAGCTGGCCAAGGGCGGTGTCGTTTCTTACAAGGAATCTGTACGCAAAAAGTTCGGGTGTTCTGATGTGGGCTCGGACTGATGGCTACGTCTGGAACCGCTACGTTCAATCTTGAGATCTCAGAGGTTGTAGAAGAGGCATTTGAAAGATGCGGCCTCCAGTCGAAGACGGGCTACGATATGGATACAGCTCGTCGGTCGCTGAATCTGCTATCCCTTGAATGGACAAATCGTGGCCTCAACTTCTGGACCGTAGAACAAGGAACTGCTACCGCAACGAGTGGCACCTCTACGATCACGTTACCAGCGGATACCATAGATTTAATTCAGCATTGGATTCGTGATGGATCTAGTACTACACAGACTGACTTACCGCTATCGCGATTCAGCGTGTCGCAGTATTCGTCCATCCCAAACAAGCTGACCGAAGGGCGTCCCGTAAACTTATATATCGCTAAGGAACGTGATGCTCCGGTTGTATATCTTTGGCCCACCCCTAATAAAGATTACACATTTGTTTATCAGCGTATTCGGCGTATTGAGGATACGGGCGCAGTAGGGTCAAACAATGCTGATATACCTGCTCGTTTTCTCCCGGCACTTGTATCCGGCTTGGCATACCTCATATCACAAAAGTATCCCGAAGCCTTCGTGCGATCTGCTGAACTTAAAGCTGAATACGAATTCCAATGGCAGTTGGCGGAACAGGAAGATCGTGATCGCGCTTCGGTCCATTTTGTGCCTGGGGGGTATAGCTGATGGCTAAGTACGCTAAGGGCAAATATGCTTTTGGGTTCTGCGACCGTACCGGGTTTCGCTACAAGCTCAAGGATCTGGTCCCGCAGGTTAAGGCTGGCCGCATGACGGGTTTGATGGTTGGTAAGAATATGGTAGACAAGGATCAACCCCAGAACTTTCTCGGCAGGCTTGGCGATTATGCTGATCCACAGGCCATTAAGAATCCACGCCCCGACTTATCCCAGGATGCTAGTCGAAGACTTTCGGCATTTGATCCCGTTGGGAATGGTAATGCGGGTGCTGCGGGCAACCTTGTGGCCCGTGGTAAGGTGGGCATCGTGACGGTGACCACATGACCTACGCTGAATTGACTGCGGCCATCAAGGATTATTGCCAGAATACAGAAACGAATTTTGTAGCTGCGATTCCTACATTCATTAAGCAGGCTGAACATCGCATCTATCGTTCGGTTAACCTGCCTTCGAGCCGCAAGAATGTTGCTGGCACGATTACCGACGGCAATCAATACCTGGAAGTGCCTACCGATTTCTTGTTCCCGTTATCATTGGCGATTACAAGTTCCAGTAACCAAATATTTTTATTGAACAAAGATGCAAACTTCATTAGATCGACGTATCCCAACGCATCTACAGAAGGGATCCCCAAGTATTACGGTGTTTTTACCAGTGATACATTTATTATTGGCCCTACACCTAATGCTGATTTTGTCACGGAGCTTCATTATTACCACATGCCAGCCTCAATTGTTGACGCGGGTTCTTCGTGGCTAGGCACTAATGCCGATACGGTTCTACTGTATGGTTGCTTAGTGGAAGCATATACCTATATGAAGGGTGATGCGGATATGATGCAGCTATATCAACAGAGATACCAAGGAGCATTGGGGCTCTTGCAAATAGAAGCTGAAGGGCGAATGACTGGTGATGAATACAGGGATGGTACGATAAGGGTGTCGCCGCAGATGACGGCTGCTCAATGATTGGCGGAGAAATAGGTGATGTCAGCGTCGTTACGACAAATGACTCGACACTTGGCCCGGAACATTGGGCGAAAAGAGCCGCCGACCACATCGTAAGTGTTGGAAAGGACGCTCACCCGTTAATAGCGGAGCAAGCGTTGGAGTTTAAGGATCTTATTTACAAGGCTGCGGCGTACTATATGTACGAGGCGATCAACGAAGATCGCTCACGTGTTGTTAGCCTACTGCGCGTAGCTGGACACAACGATTTAGCTAATTCTGTGGAGAAAATGTAATGGCGATTACTCAGGCGATGTGTACGTCTTTTAAGAAAGAATTGCTTGAGGCAAAGCATAATTTCCTAAATAGCGGTGGTAACACCTTTAAGATTGCGCTGTATACAAGCAGTGCGACTATGAGCGCATCTACTACGGCGTATGCTACAACCAATGAAATCAGCGGCACAGGTTATACCGCTAAGGGCAATACTCTTACGCGGGTAAATCCATCGTCTAGTGGCACTACGGCGTTAACTGACTTTGCTGATACGTCATGGACGACAGCCACGATTACAGCCAGAGGTGCCTTGATCTTCAATGAAGACACAACTGGTGATACATCAGTATTGGTGTTGGACTTTGGTGCAGATAAGACTGCAACTGCTGGGACATTCTCAATTGCGTTTCCCGCAGCAGATGCGAGCAATGCGATTATTCGCATAGCGTAAAATGCCCGTTAGCGGATGGGGCAGAGGTACGTGGGGCTCCGATACCTGGGGCAATACAAATGTTGCCGTCGCGGTAACAGGAGTAGCGGGAACCGGAGCGTTAGGAAGCGTTACTGTAACGGGTACATCAAATGTTACGGTAACGGGAATAGCCGGAACGGGTGCCGTAGGATCGGTGGTTGTTTCCGGAGACTCCAACCTTACGCTTACCGGGTTGAGCGCGACCAGTGCGATTGGGTCAGTAACAGCAAGTGGCGGTACTGGAGTAACTGTTTCCGTCACAGGTTTGTCTGCGACTGGACAAACGCAACGAGTAAATGTTTGGGCGATAATAGATGATTCACAGACACCAAGTTGGTCAGAAGTATCTGACTCGCAGACACCTGATTGGGCACTCGTGCCCTCGTAATGATTCTGCTAGAGATAGGAAAGAAACATGGCAACATATGTAAATAATTTGCGGCTAAAAGAAATTGTCACAGGTGCTGAATCGGGTACTTGGGGCACTTCCACCAATACGAACCTAGAGCTTATAGCAGATGCCCTTGGTTCTGGTACGGAAGCGATCACGACTAACGCTGATACCCATACTACTACCGTAGCAGATGGCGCTGCCGACGAAGGCCGTGCCTTGTTCCTGAAATACACAGGCACTCTGGACTCCGCGTGTACCATTACTCTGGCACCGAACACCATCAACAAGGTGTGGTTCATTGAGAATGCTACAAGCGGATCTCAGAATATCATTATTAGTCAAGGTTCCGGGGCCAACATTACAATCGGTAATGGCAAGGTCGCGGCTATCTACACAGATGGTGCTGCTGGTAGTGCGGCTGTTCTAGATGTGTTCGCTGATTTGGAGTTGAGCAGCACCTTGAGCGTAGCAGGTGCGACTTCATTCACAGGCGTTACCACACACGGTGACGACGTAGTATCAGACACAGACTCAACGGATGACCTAGGAACTACTGGAGTACGCTGGGCGAACCTATGGGTGGATGCTGTTACATCGACGGACACTGTTACCTCTGCATCGCTTGTCGGAGCCCTGACTGGCAACGCTAGTACCGCGACTGCATTAGAAACTGCTCGCACTATAGGCGGCACAAGTTTCAACGGCACAGCTAACATCGCAGTGGCCCTTGCTGCTGAAGCGACCGCACTAGCGACCGCTCGCACC